TGCCCGCCATGCCCATTTGAGGGTTTACAATGTTGTATTCACTAAACAATACATCATAACCGTAACGGCTCCGAAAATCAACGTATCGTTCAAACATTGCCCACTCTTGCAACTTGTAACCAATGTGCCCGCCGTTATCTAATAAGTTAACAATTTCGCCCGCATCGTAACGCTCCGTTAATTCATGCACAATTGATCCACGGCGTCCGGCTTCATCTCGTATATTATCGGCATCCTCTCCGACTTGTTTAAGCCATTGGAAAAAATGCGCGTCCTTTGGGTATGCATTTAATATCGTTGTAACTGATGGTACATATTCACCATCATCCGTTAAATAAAAACGATTATCGGTAAATGTGATTTGATTTGTGTTAGTGTTAATTATGTAATTCGACATAATAGCGGATTTGATTTTGTTTTAATAATTGGATGCGTTTTGCTTCATATCTAATTGCCCTTATAATACCGGACCAATCTTTGGTAGTATCTTTTTTCGCTTTCGGTTTCTTTTTTTTTAAGTATATAGGCATAATATTTAAGGATTGAGAATGAAACAATAATATTGAATGCAATAAATAAAATTAGGTTTAACATATGATTGTATTTAGGTTTGTTTCCAATCGGTTTAACGCCGCGTCAAAATCAACGAAATTAACGCAAATAAAATCGTACATGATCTGTTCAAAATCTATGTTAGTATAGCATTGGATATCATAGATGCTAAACTCGGCCGGTAACCCGTCAAAATAACCGTGGCGTTCAATATAATTGTGAAAATCATAAACATCGAAAATAATTGATTCAGCAACGTATTTGTTTGGCGAAATATCAACGTGAAATTGGTCGTTTATTACATCCCAATCATTGATTTGAAATAATGGTGTTGGCATAATCTAATAATTGTTTTGATAATTTGGCGCGGCCTATTTTTTTAATATCCCCGGCGCGTAAATAAAGGGATAACAAAACTTTTTTTTCATCGGGTGCAATCTTTTTGCGCCCTGGCTTTAATTGTGTTTCCATAAATTGTTTAGTTGAAAATAGTATCGGCAAAACAAGCCAATAACATGATGATGATGTAAATGATTGGGTGGGGTTGTTTTTGTTGTTTCATGTTGTTTTGTTTTAGTGGTTTAATAATTTGTGCGTTGATCAGTCGCACCCCTGAATATTTTTTAATAAAAGCAAAATTTAACATCACAAAGATTATCGGTAATTGATTTTAAAGAATTAGATATTCTAAAAATTTCATTGTTATTTTTTACTTCCCATGATTTTAAAAAAACATAGTTTTCGGATGGTACCAATTCAAAACCCAAATTTGTAATAAATAAATTTGCTTGATCAAAAGTCATGTTTTTTGTTGCTTTTTTAATTTGTGCTGCTTTCATGTTTTTTGTTTTTGGTAGTGATTTAATCGTTTTGTTTCACAAAGATAGGGGTAAATATCATTTCGCAAAATTTTTTTTCTTTTATTTTATCCACACTAATTAACATTATAACAAATGATAAATTGTAACGACTGCCATTAATACAAATAAAAAACCCCAATGTAAAAACATCGGGGGGCTCTTATTCTACCAAAACCCATAAACATATGAAAAACAAAAATCGCACAAATATAGGGGATAATAGAAATTATCCCCGCAATCCCTAAAACAAAAACACTAACAAATACAAAAATAAAACTTTTGCGCGTAACCTGCGATTAAATCCGCCTTATCCATTCCATTTACAATTTTACGCGCCTTTACATAATCGCACCGCTCGGCGTTAAAATATCTGTTTAAACCAACGCCCGTAAATAACCCGCCGCGCATACCTTCAACCAATATTTTTACACTAATTCCCAAATCCAACGCCATTTTTGGATTTTCTAATAAATCAATGCCCAATAACTTACCAAATTTTTCGTAATTCTCAAACCACGTTAATTGCACCAATCCACGGCCATAATAAATTTGATCCGGACGTAAATAACCTTTGCCATTCATTTTAATTTTTTGGCCGTATTTGCGCCCTTTGCCTTTGCCAAATTCCTCAATTGCTTCAAACGTTCGCGCTGTTTCATGGTACGCCGTGGCTAATATATAGGCAATTTGCCGCGCATCATCCATTTCACAGATATTAACGCAATAATCCAAAATTGCATCAATACCGCGCAATTGCGCTTTATTTGGTAGCTTATACAAACCGGATGATGTTAGCCGGTTAAAAATGATGATCTTGTTATTTATTTTCATACTAAATCAGTTAGTAAACTAACTATTTTTTTACCAAATTAATAATATTCAATGCTAACGATCCAACCAACGCCATAATCAACCAAAACAACCAACGATTCAACCGCCCGTTATGGTAATCTAACTTTGCGTTATCCTGGTTGCAAAGATTAAGCAAATACGCCGTTGCACTATCTTTTACCTTTATTCGTATTATTTCCCGCTTTGCTTCCTGTTGCACATAAACGGGGCGATCAATCACAACGCGTTTAACGTTGGTTTTATATTTAAATATTGTATCCTTTTTTGTTATGGTATCATAACCAGGGCAAGCAATTTCAACAAAATCATACTCTGTTGTTGTTACGGTATCAATGATTGTTTCCGTGTTGGGAAATTCGCGGCTGCATACCAACGCCAAATGCCGTTTGTTTTTCTTTGCGCCTTTCTCAATTTGCCGTGCCCCTTGTTTTGCGGTGTTGCAACTAATCGTTAACAACATCAACGCCATCATCAAAAATTTCATCATATAGTGTATTAATACATTCGGAAATAATACGCAAAGATTGGCGGCGTATGCGTTTAATACGCATTTCGTCCGCTTTGCTTAATATCATTGCGTCAATATCTGCAACGGAAGCCAACGCCGCAACCGCCGATGCTATATAATCATGATCTGTTGCAAATGCAACATCTATTTCGTTTGTTTCATCCGGTGCGGGTGTATCATCAATAATGCGTTTTTCCATTTTATTTAGCTTTAATAAAATCGTAAACTAATTTATTGTGTTCAACGCCATTTTTTACGTACCTATCTATTTTCACAACCATCCAATATGCACCAATTGGTTTTGGCATTTTACCCGTTTCAATATGCCACCCGCCGTACCCGTCTTTGTATTCATCCTTATATGTTGGCAATCGCAAATGCCATTGCTCTTTTAATTCAATTTTGCCGCTATCCTTTAAACGCTCTTGCATGAAGCAAATTGAATATTGTTCATGAACGTGCCCACTTACCACAATATCCGCATCTGGTAAATACATAGATTGGCGTGCGCTTTGTATTACGCCTTTTGTTACTGGTCCGCCGCCGCCGTGCCCATGGTAATATTTTATTTTTAATGGGAATAATGCACCGCGCGTTTTTTCTGTTTCTGTTTGTCTTGCAATCTGCAACCAAATATAACCGCCGTACCCGCCAACATATGTTTTGCTTTCACGTCCAACGTTTAACCGCTCAACCAACCGTTCAATTAAATTTGTTTCGTGGTTTTTTAATATTGCCGTTTCGTGGTTACCTTGACCAATTACGGCGATGTTGTCGCGGTATGGCATCAACCAATTTGCGGCGGTATCAACCAACGAATCCAAATAATTTGCAACCTGATGTTCAGGTCGCACTTTGCTTTTATCGCTTCGCTTGTCATATTTCCCCTGCATTGCACAAAAGAAATCGCCGAAAATAAACACGGGAGCGTTGCGCTCTTTTGCTTCAATCAAATGCCGTTCTATCATTTCACGATTGGCATCCGGGTTATCCCAATGATGATCCGATGATAATAAAAACCATTGTTCACCGGTACCCAATCCGTCAATGTTGATTTTGTGTACGTTGCGGTTTAATTCGGTTATTTTCATAAATAAAAATGGCCGATTTTTACGGCCTTGTTTCTTTTGTTAGTAATTCACCGCGTGAATTGGTTAAATATTTCCGGATGATATAACCCAATGCAGCGGATAACGCGGTAATGCCTATTTTTTGCCATTCTAACACAATTGCACCCATTTGTAATGAATCATAAACAAAGAAAACAACCGCGCTAAACACGGATGTAACCAACCCGTTGAAAAAATCAATTAATTCAACTTTATATAATTTTGACCTCATTTTATTTGTTTTAATTGGTTAATCTGTAAATCCAATGCGTCTAATCTACGTTCCAACGCTTCAATCCTTAAATCATAAACTTTAATATTGGCCTGGTTAGTTATAACAATTTCCGAAATTTGAATTGATAATTTGTTATATGTGCCAATGATTGTTGCAACAATTGTTGCGGTTGTCATTACCAACCAAACTACCGTTTTGGCTGAAATACCTCTTAATTCCTTTGTTTCAATTGCACTCATGATTGATAAATTAAAATTTGGTGTATTTCTGGTATTTCATCATTTGATATTTCAAACAAATCTGGATGCTCAACAATGGATGGATGCTCACTTAATGGCAATACCCACCCGTTTGTATCAACAACGGTGTATGCCTCTAAATTACGTCCGGTTATCTCTAATTTTTGCCTAATATGTGCCATGTTAATTTGTGTAATATGTTACCGTAATATGTGCCGTGTTCATTGCACTTGATGAACATTGAATAATAATATCGTTGGCGGTGTTGGTCGAATTATTACGAATGAACCCCCGCGCCGCATTTGACAATAACGCATTTGTTGATGATGCAAACCAAATTAAAACGGGGTACATATTTTGATTTGCACCCGTTAAACCTGCCGGCTCTGCAACGCTTGGCGCATCACTTGGCAAATCCAACACCAATTGGCCCAATGCGCCGCCATTGGTAGCGTATACCAATATAATGTTTAACGTAACCATTTTGCCAATTCGCGTCCAACGGTATGAATGATTTGTTGCGCCTGATGGTGCCGTTGTGCCCGTCCATGTGATTGTACCCGTATATGTGCCCGATGTATCTTTAAACGCGGTTGCGCTGCCATTTGCGGCGGCGTTGGTACCATTTGCGGCAAATGAATAAGCCGCTAATTGTTTGCGTTGAAATACGCTTGTATCGGTTGGTTTTATGTATCTGTTACCAATGGCATTATTTATTGTTACATCATGCCATAATGAATCCACGCGGCTAAATTGCAACAAAACCGAATCGGCGGGCACCAATGGTATTGTTACATCTGATAATTCGTCAAGCTGCCATCCATTTTCTATTTTTATTTCAATACTTCCCTGCGTTGGATGCGCCCGTGTTACCGATCCTAATTTGCAAATGTGCGAAGGTGCCAACGGTTTTGTAATTGTTAACCCACCTGCAACGGATGGACTTAAATAAACAATATCGCCATCTGTAAATGATGATGTTGGTAAATTTAACCCCGTAATGTTACCGGCCTGAATTACCAACCCGCTGTGGTTGTTTGTAATATCATCAGCAACCAATGCAAATGTTTTGTAGCTGTTTTCCTCATTATTTGCCTGTGCTAATGCAACCGTTGGCAAATTGGATGAATGGCGGCCATTAATATAAACAACGGATCCTTTTGTTATTGTTACGCCGCTGTTATTATAAACCGTTGTAACCAACCTGGTTGCACTTGTAACAATGGATGATGTTGTTAATGTAATATTGGTTGTTGTTGCACCTTTTACAACCGTAATTGTTGAATCATTCAATTTAGTTACTGAATTAACCCAATGGTTGGCGGTGTCCACAATTGCCAATTTTGTGTTGATACGGTTTGATAAACTCGTTGTATCAATTGTTGAACCGCCCACGCTATCAAAAAATGCAAAATAACCAACTCCATTTTTGTAAAATTTTACAGAATCACCAACGCGTTTAATGCTGTCAACCTTGCCGTTTATGCGGTTGTTTAAACTGATTGTATCAATACCCGTTAAATAATTTGCCAACATCCCCGCCGTATCGGTGTATTTTACCCGTGCATCAATCCTATTACTTAAACTTGTTGTATCCGTTGAACCGCCGCCGCCCGTAATTGCCGACCATCCGCCCGCATTGGTCCATTTATACAACACATTGGCGCATGTATCAATGGCAATTGCGCCATCAATTGATGCACTCCCACGCAATGTTGGCGTTCCGCAAAATGACGGTAAATGTAGGGTTGAATCGACTTTAACGCGCTTCATTTGGTAACCTTGGGCGGTCATGGGTGTATATTGCGAAGGTTGCGCAAATGCGCCCAAAAATGCAAATAATAAAACGACTAATAATTTATACTTCATCGGCTGTAATTGTTATTGTACCCGTTCCGGTAAATGATGCGTTAAATGTTACGATATTATCAAAACTTGAAACCTCATTTATTGACGTTAAATAAACCGTGCCTTGTTTCTGCAAATAACTCTGTGGTGTTGCATTGTCAACCTCGTAAAATGTTACAATTAACGCGGTGCCATTAATTAAAAACTCATAAAGATTATTTACACCCCACGTTGTGCCGGATGTAGCAATTAATGCCAACCCTTCAATGCTACCGGTAAAACCAATGGCGGCGGGTTTATACGTCCTAAATACGCCCGTGCCCGCTCCGCTTGTTTCGATTAATTCGCGAGTTATATCAAACGTAATTGCGCGTGCGCAACCAACCAATTGATCCGTTCCATCATCCAATTTTAAAATCGCATCAATACCACGGATTAAACCCATTTTTATTGCTTTATATCGTAAATATACGTAAAATTATAAATAGTTGAATCCTCAAAATTGCTGAAATCGCACCACGGATCAACCAATTGTTCAAACATTGCCCACAAAGTAAAATCAATGGCCTCGTTGCGATAATCAATTGAAATACTACCAAATAACATAATATTGCTATTATTGTATGCGGGATCGTCAAAATAAAAGGATGATAAATTTGTAATTATTCTATCAAAAGAATTAATTTTCAACAACGTACCATTGTATTTATACCATGGTTTGCGGAAATTAAATAATTGTTCTTTAACGGTGTATTCGCCCAATGAATTAAAAACCCGATTGGCTTGTGTGTACGTTAATAATCCGCTTTCCGGAAATGGACTAATGTTTGTAATATCTGCATTCAACCCAATAATATTTGTGCCGGTTATTTCATCGTAACTAAAACTTGTAACCCTATATTCCGCATCCCACCCCTCGGGAAAATCGGATAATGTAATATACTCTTCAACTACCAATTCAAGATTGCAACCATTATAATAAATAACATTTGGAATTTCTGGATCAACTGATAATGTAACCGGTATTGTAAATGGCAAACCGCTTTTTATAATAACTTTATTTCCTAATTGTTGGATTCCATTAACAATTTGATCAGTAAATAATGCACCTCGAATTATTCCCGATGGTGCAATATCCATTGATAATTCAGTTGATAATGAATTTTTAATTGTTGCCGTTTGTGTTTGGTTGTGGGTATGGCCAATAATTGTTTTATTGCCTATATATACTCCCGTTGTTGTTATTTGAATGTTTTGGTATTGGCTTTGGTTTCCAATTGTTGAATCTAATTGCGGGAAATAAAAATAAAATTTACCATCGTCAGGAATAACAAACTCTTTTTCAAAAGTATGCCATTGGTTGAAATTATCCCCTGCATCTACAAAGGATTGAACTATTGGCGATGAACCATAAAAAGTTAAATCATCACGTAAATAATTTTCATTTGTACCATCAAAATAAACTATTAAAAAGTATTCACGATATGTTGGCCCCGGAATACTAATGGATGTCCTAAAATCAAAAGAAAATTTAATTTTTGAACCTTTGTTTATTTCCAATGCCTCACTTTTAACCATCCGTGCCTGGTTAAATGGTGAATAATCATAAATTATTAATGCCCTTCCAATTTCTTTATTATCTGCATCTTTTGTTATTCTAAAATACGCATCGGATGATGGCGGATTGGCTAACGATGTATAATATTTTAAATCATAATCGCTAATTGTATTTGAGCCGCTTACAAATGTTGTTCGTAAATTTCCTAAATCTTGAAAATCTGTATTTGGAATTAACGATGATTGTTGATTATAATTAAATGTTTCATTTAAAAATTTATAAGGTCTTACAATTGATTTTATTAAACCCGTTGCAATGTCATTTTCATTTATACTAAACAAATCATTTCCGTAATATAAACCAGTATTTGTAAATGTATTATCGTATACATACCCAATTAATGAAAATGCCGGATCTGTACCCGCTTGTTTGCGGTTAAAATATTCACCCCAACGCACAATGTACCATTCACCTTTTGATTGAAAACATGTTGCATTGAAACGCCTCATAATTTTTTCTAATACAACATAACAATCATCCCAACTTTCGTTATTTTGGAATGTACCACCTTTTATAAATGTGCTATCTAACCAACGTTCGGTTGTTGCATCCTGCAAATACAATTGAGAAATAACATTTAACCCGCAATCAATATTGGTACTTTTTAAACACAAACGTACCAATGTTAATAATGAAACATAACCCAAAATATCTAATGGGGTTATAAAAGTAATATCGGCATTTTCTGCCGGATCTAATATACTTCCATTGTATGCGGGTGTTGTGTAAATTTTATAAACATTATTAATATAATCATATTCCAACAAATTGCATGTAAATGTACCATTGTATAAAGTTGTGCCCGCAATTGTAAATTTTTGCCCTGGTTGCAACCCACTAACTTTTGGATCAGTTGTATTAAATGAACCGCCATAAACACCCGCCGAAATACTAATATTTGTTTCTGTAACCGGTGTGCCTAAATTTTGAGCTGCTTCATTTAATGTTACACCTTTTAATGTGCCTAAATTATCCGTTGCAACAATCTTTATTTCATGTGCATATTCAACCACAATTTCCTGACAATCATCTTGCAAAATATAACCACGAAATAAACATTGTTCGGTATCAACACGAATAAACTCTAAATAAAATTCATCATCCGCCTCACTATAAAAATCCTCTAATGAAATGGTGCCATCATTTAAAATGCCAACGTTTAATGTGCACCCTTTTATTGGCTCCATTGGGTTATCATCCTGCCATTCCTGGATGCATGCGTTGGCGGTCAATGTTATTTCACTCGTTGCACCGTCGTAATCCTTTTTGTAAATATTCAACCGGTAATTTAACGGCTCCGCTGAAATAGTATTAAAATTTGCAAAATAAATTAATCCGTATGGCATAATTATGTTGTGCGGCCGTATGTCTGGCCGTATTTTTTATTACTGAAATAAATATCTTGGCCGCGTAAAACTCCAAACACTTCAACCGCGCCCGCAATACCGCCCATCATTGATGCGGTTTGTGCGGCGGGTACAACCTGGCTACCACGCGGCAAATTAATTAATTCCGGCCCACGTTCACCAACCAACGCAACGCCGCCCGGTGCATTACGCGTACCAACGGCAAATGCTTGCTTTTTGCCTAATTGGCTACTAATAACAGAACCCAACGCAATCAATGCAATGCCCGCAAAAATTGCCGTTTCAGGACTTAATATTAAAGATTGCTTTATTATTTTTAATAAACCCGCGGTTGTTACCAAATATTTTCCCAAATCCTGCAACCCGCCACCAATTATTTTAAAAATGCCATCAAAAAAATCACCTAATGTTGCTGTACCACTTAATGCATTTCCAATTGTTTCACCTAACAAAACCCCAATATCTGCAAACGATGATCCCAAAATTTCGTTTGCTCTTTCTCCAAATTCAATAATACTTTGAAACGCTGGGCCACCTTCCGGTATTTTATCATCAAACTTGGGGAAAACTCTAATTTCAATACCATCCTTTGCAATTGATTTTTGCAAATCCTTTATTGATTCCGATTTGAATAAATTTTTATCACCCTTAAAATCAAATAATGATTTTTTAAATTTCCTATTTTCTAAATCTAATGCCTTACTAATTTCGGATGCGTCCGCCAATAATTTTACAATTATTTTACTATTCGGATCAACATTGAAATCGGATATTAATTTTTTTATCGCACCTTGAATCAAAGTAATTTGATCTTGCAATGTGCTTATATCCAATGCCTTTGATATATTTTGCTGATCCTTTAAATCCTCATTTAGTTTAGCTAATACAGATGCAATTGTTTCAACATCCTTTTTTTTCTGTATTGCATCCCTTTTTTCTTCTTCCGTTGCGGCTCTATTTTCGGCGGCGGCTAAATCACGTTCCTTTTGCAGATTTTTTTCTGCCTTTTGTAAATCTAATAATGATGCGGCCGCTTGTTTGGCTGTATTAATTAATGCCTGGTCGGCTTTGCTTAATCCGCTAATTAAATCGGCGGGTATTTGCTCTAAATTTTGGCCGTATGTGCCGGCTAAATCCCGCGCCTCTTTTGATGCTTTACGTGTAAAATTGCTAAATGCAATACCGCTTAATTCATACGCTTTTTTTACCGCGTCTTGTGCTTCAACTAATTGTTCGGATGTTGTAATAAAACCCGCTTGCCTGGTTAATTGGCTTGCCTCTGTACCCGTAAAACGTGCCCGAATATTTATATCATTTAACCTTTGCGCCGCTTTAACTGATGAAGTAAAATTATCAAAATCAATTTTTATGCTTTTTATATCACCTTGCAACTTTAAAATTGATTGGTCCAATTGTTTGGTCTTGTCGCTACTCTTAAACAATTCATCGCCAAACGTAACCAATAAAGATGATGCAACACCAACCGCCAAACCTAAACCCGCGGGGCCGCTTAATGATGATAACAATGATTTAAACGCACTCCCGGTGCTGCCCGTTTCCGCTTGCAATCGTTGGAATGATTCTAACAACGGGTTAATGTTGTTAGCAATACCAATGAATCCAAACGGGGCATCCTGGGCAACCCTTGACAAGTTAACCAATGATTGTGTTGCCGCTCCGGATGTTTGCGATAATTTCGGCATTTGGCCACTCAAACCGCCAATTTTTTGCTCTAATAACGAAATATTGCGCTGCAACGTTGTAATTTCTTTAACGTCCGTAGCTTTTGCCAACGCCTGATTAAATTTCTTTAACTCATTTTGCGCTGCTATCAATTCGGCGGTTAGCTTTGAACTATCCGCCCCCAACGTTATTTTTATTTCCTCTGCCATTTATTTTACTTTTATGTTGTGCCGTGCCATTATTTCGTTATAACGTTCTTTTGTCATTGGCTCAACTTTTTTAACCTCTTTTTTATCATCCGCTTCCATCGGCCAAAACTTGTTTATATCCCCCAACGCTTTTGTGCCAACCATACTTTCAGCAATGCGAAAAGCGGCAAAACGAATTACAAAACTCTTTTCTTTTTGCCGCTCCTGGTATCCCTCAAATGCGGCGTAAAATTCCATTGGTAACGATGTGTAATAATCGTACGCCGTCCATCCTAATTTGCCCAATGCAAATTTTAAATTCTCATACGCCCGTTCCCTTATGCTTTTTTTTTCTCCTCAATTTCTTTGCCCTGCTTAATTAAATCCTGCCATACCTGCGTTTCATTCAATGTTTTGGTAATGGCTCCGATTGTTTCAGCTTTATTTGGCAATGCATCAACCCAATCTGTAACCTCTTCAAATGTATGGTTGAACTCTTCGCGCTTAACGTACGCATTGCCCTTTAAACCGCCAAATACAACCGCATAAAAAAAACCCATACTTGTTGTATTATCGTTATACATACTCATTAATTCAATGGCCAACTGATTAAACTTTAAACCCCTTTGTTGGCCACCAATTTCAATTTGCAAATAACTCATTGTTTGTTTTATTTAGGATTAAAAATATCTAATTGCGATAATGTTTTCCGTTTGTGTTTTTAAATAATTATTTGGCGGATCAACTACAAAAACACCAGGTGATAAAATACTAATATTTACACCACTACATGTAACATCACTTGTTTCTGTACTTGAATAATAAACAAAACTATTTGAACTACCAGTTAAATCAAACACGGCGGTTAAATCACCCGCATTATTCAACGCTTCAATCACTTCATTTTGTGTTGGTAATTGCCATTGAACGCCGTATGTATCCCGGATATAATTTGCCGCAATTGTTGGTGTAGAATCGGCCGCAACAATTGTGTTTGTGTTTGCGGTTGCAAATCCAATTTCATTTGCATACGCGCCGCACTCAAAATTATTGCAACCGTATTCGTAACGGTCAATATTAGGTGTACCAACTTGTTTAACTACATATCCATGATCACCCGATTCATCCAAATATGCAATATATCCATCCAATAACGATTGCCCAATATAAAATGAATAGGTTGATATTGACGGGGTGCCGTAACATTGTATGGTGCCCGTAAATGTGCCTACATTATCAAATGCGTATGTGCTTGATAACTCCGATAAGAACCCAATGCCGCTTTGCACTTCATCGCCCGTTTTTGGTATGGCGGGTGAAATTTCAAATGTAATGGCAGATTCGGCGCGTAAAAACGTGCGTAAATCCGTGCCGCTAATTTTGCCGCCGTCGGGATCTTGCAAATGTTGCCCCTCAAAACTAAAACTAATTTCGAGCGATCCCGGCGATTTATCCGGACCGCATGCGCTTGACGCATCAACAACGGTAACCGAATCATTGGATGATACGGATGTTAAACACACAACCGTATCACCATTGATTTTTAAAATATAATCACCCCCCGCAACTTTGTGTTCGGCCATAATATTAATCGAATATTGTTAACGATGGTGTGCCGTACGGCTGCAATGTTAAAGTAAATGTACCAACGGAATCAAACGCGTATGTGCTTGACAACTCCGATAAATATCCGGTGCCCTCTTCGATTTCATCACCAATTGCCGGCGTTTCCGGTGCAATTTTAAAACCAATGGTTGTTTTGTTACGCAACAATTGACGGAGTGATGTACCGCTAATTTTACCGCTGTTTGGATCTTGCAAATGTTGCGCCTCCGCACTATATGATAATTCTAATGTACCAGGTGATTTGTCCGGACCGCATGCGCTTGACGCGTCCACAACGGTAATTGAATCACTTTTACTTACTGATGTTAAACACACAACCATGTCGTATGATGTGCCGCCCGATGGATCAATAAACATCAACATTGTACCCCCGGTTACTTTGTGCTCTGCCATTTTTTTATTTGTTTTTTAATTAATAAATATATCTTGTTTGAATACTAACACTCTGCTAATATACACTTTTCCGCCCATTTCACCAATACGCTCGGTGCGGTCTGTTTGTACGCTTAAATTTAGCATTTGCAACCCATCCCCCGTTAAATCTAACACGCTTGTGCTCGTTGGTTTTATTGCCTCTAATATTTGCCCCGTTGCTTCATTAAGTAGCTTTGAATTGTTGTATTTATATTCCCAACTATGTATTGAAACTTGCAATGTTGTGTTTACATCGCTTGAATTATCGGTACTCGTTTCAATGCTTGTTGCGTCCGATAATACAACATAAATTTTATCCTTTATATCGTCCGGCTCTTCGCCTTCATACACGGGCAAATCCAATGCGCTTATTACATTGTAATACGCAACCATCAATGCCGTGTTTATATCTTTCATTTAAAAATGTTTTTAATATCCTTTACTAACAAAGGTAGATTTTTATTTACAGATGGGTATAAAAACGGCTTTGGCCTTATACCATCCCGCAATATTTTTTTATAGGTAAAATATATATGCGATGGCTCCAATCCTTTGCGCCGCCCCCATGCTTGAATTGACTTCCAAAACTCTTTTGCCGTTCCCCCGCCGCCTTTACCCTTAAATGTTGCTGCATATGCTTGCCAATCATTCGGCAAGCTGCTAACATACTCCGCTGCAAATTTGCGGGTGCCAAATTCAATATATGCCGCATATTTTTGCGATGCAACAACCGATGCATTACCATTCCCATAAATTGGCGAAATGCTGCGTAATAATCCCCCTTCATCCGATGATTGCGATGATACCAACCGTTTTGCATCCGTTGCGGTGCGGTCGGCCCAATCATTCAATGCAGCTTGCACACCTTCCTGGGTGTCTTTGCTTAATTTATCAAACTTTTTTAAAACGGCATCCAAACCCTCTGCCTTTACGCTAAACATATTAATAGTATAAAATTGTTGCAACTTCGCCCGGCTCAAAATATGCACCCCAAACAAACGCGCCCGTTGTGCTATTATAATATACCTCTTTGCCCGTTGCGGGATCGGTAAATTTAACCAAATATTGCACCCCGTCTTTAAACGCACCAAAAACGGTTTTACCAATTAGTGTTATATCGGTAAATTCATACTCACCACCAATGGCGGTATAATTAAATACTTTTATGTTTCCTGTGTCCATTGGCGCATCGCTGTTTATATTATCATCAATCTTTGTTGCATTTATAACCTCAAAACTCTTCGCGCCCTCATTCCTTAATTGCACGCTCGTAATCTTGTATTGCGCATTTTCATACATTAACACATCGTTGGACCTGGTCGGTCTTTCTTTCTCATATCTAAACACCATGGTTGCGTCATACTCCCATTGGCGTTGTTGGCGGTCATTTACGCCCGTTCCGCTTTGCGGGTTAACATCCGCCCATTTGGTCCATTCACCCGTCAAAACCGCCTCTAAACCGCCAAACTCATTTTGCGCGGTTGTATATCTTTTTACGGTTACCCGCCTGTTTAGTTTATACACGTTTAAAAGGGTTTAATAACATTTTTGCAATCGGCCCCAATTGATCAAAACGTTGGTTTCGTGGATCACTAACAAAATAAATTGATTGGCTTCGTTGGTCGTACAGATAATAAATTTGGTTTAATACCGCCGTGCGTAATACTTCCGGCAATACTGAATAACCCGCCAAATAATTGATGGTTAAATTATCATATTTAGGCCATGCCAAACGCACAAAATCATTGCCGCGTACCTTGTAATCAACATCCGCCACCAATGTTACACCCTCTTCATCCTCAACGCTTACAATTTCAACCATTGGTTGATAAGGTAAATAAATATCACCATTGCCATTATTTACAATTGCGGTTAC